AGCTCATATTTGAATCGCACTCCATCAAGTGCAGCAAACCGGCAAGCTTTTACTATTTCTTGTTGGGTAAAGCGTTCTAATCTTGGCTTGCAAGGTATTTTTTGTGCAAGGCAGGCTAAAGATGACACAACAGCACTTTTATTTACTACTGATAATGAGTTGCTTTTTACAGATAGACCAGGTGATAATAGAAACATTAATTTATTAACTAATAGACGTTTTAGAGATGTTGGTGCTTGGTATCATATCGTTGTAAGAGTAGATACTACTCAGGGAACATCTTCAAACAGAGTTCGTATTTACATTAATGGTGTACAAGTAACATCTTTTGCCTCAACAAGTTATCCATCACAAAATTATAATGTAGCTTATTGGAACAACACTCAAGCACATCGTATAGGATATTTTCAAGACAACTCAGCATTGTTTTTTGATGGCTACATAGCTGAATTTAATAATGTTGGCTCATCACAAGATCCAACACAATTTGGTCAATTTAAATCAGGCATCTGGATTCCAAAACAATATAGCGGCTCATATGGCACTAATGGTTTTTATCTGAAGTTCGCGGGCAACCCCAATGATAGCAGTGGTAATGGTAACAACTTTACAGCCACAAACATCGGCAGCCACGACTATATGCCTGACAGTCCAACTAATAATTTTGCTGTATTGAGCCCTTTGACAATATTATCATCACAAATAACACTTTCACAAGGCAACTTGAGAGCTGACTCCGCTTCTGGTGGTTCAAACTGGGGTAATGTTTTTTCTACATTTAACATCCCTAGTAGCGGCAAATATTACGTTGAATGTTTTGCTCAAGTTCAAAATGGCTCAGGTAATCGTGGTGGCATTGGCATTATTAACCACGTATTGTTTCAAAACACAAACACAAATTATGTTTGGGATGAAACGGCAGGTGAAGGTTTTGATGGCATTGATATGCAAATGTTTGATAATATCTTTTATAGTATTTCAGATGGTGTATCAACAAACAGAGCATCAGGATTAACTGCTACTAGTTATATCTTAATGTTAGCGATTGATGTAGATAACGGAAAAGTATTTGCAGGTTATAATGGCACTTGGGTTAATTCTGGTAACCCTGCATCCGGAACAGGGCAAATAGCAAACCGAACATTCTCTATTGATGATGTAATAGTTGTTCATACTGCATGGAATGGTACTAATGACCAGCGTGGCATAGCCAACTTCGGTCAAGATTCTACATTCGCTGGCGCAACTAGCGCCGGTGGTAATGCTGATGAAAACGGCTACGGTGACTTTAAGTATTCTGTTCCATCAGGATATCTGGCCTTGTGTTCAGCTAACTTGCCAGCACCAGCAATTGACCCTGCGGCTGATGATACGCCAGAGGATTACTTTAATACGGTGCTATGGACTGGTAATAATACATCAGATCAAAATGTCACAGGTGTAGGTTTCCAACCGGACTTAGTATGGGCAAAAGCTAGGCCTGATAATTCAGGTGTTAATCTTGTTGACTCTGTTAGAGGAGCAACAAAGAATTTACAATCAACTAATACTAATAATGAAGCAACAGTCAATACTGTTATTTCTTTTGATTCAGACGGCTTCTCTGTTGGTGATGGAAATGGATATGATATTAATAAAAACGGGGAGTCTGTAGTCGGTTGGTGCTGGAAAGCAGGTGGTGCCGCTAGTACTAATAATAATGGAAGTATTACTACTAACGTATCAGCAAATACAACATCTGGTTTTAGTATATTAACATATACAGGTAATGCAACTAGTGGTGCAACTTTAGGTCATGGGTTAACATCAGCACCAGAAATGATTATAACTAAATTTAGACAAGGTGGTTCACCCGGCAGCGGATGGTTATGGCCTGTATACCACAAAGCTGTGGGCACTGGCTACTATTTAAGATTACAAGCTAGTGATGGGAAAACTTCTAATTCACAGACAGTACAATCAGTAGGTTCATCTACTTATACTATTGGTAATGATGGCCATATTAATCAATCTAGTGGTAATTTTGTAGCATATTGTTTTCATTCAGTAGAAGGGTATAGCAAAATTGGTGAGTATAAAGGTAATAGTTCTAGTGATGGTACTTTTGTCTATACAGGATTTCGACCAGCATGGGTTTTAATCAAAAAACATACAGCGAGTGACGAATGGGCTATCCATGATAATAGAAGGGCTGATTATGGTGTAAACTCAAATCCGATAGACGATTATATAAAACCTAATAATACTAATGCAGAAGGTGACGATGGGCCATCAGTAGACTTTTTATCTAATGGTTTTAAGTGGCGTATTAATAGTGGCTTGAGAAATCAATCTGGGCATTCATACATTTACATGGCTTTTGCCGAACAACCTTTCATATACGCCAACGCACGTTAAGGAGATAAAAATGGCTTGGAAATACAATAATACTTATATTCGTGCCGGCCGAAGTTGGGTTGGTACAGCAACGGATGAGGAAGGTAATACTTTTAATGTTACTCATCCACGTAACTGGATGATTTGGTCAGATGAAGATAAAGTTGCAGCTGGTCTTGTATGGGAAGATGATCCAGTTGCATATGATGATCGTTTTTGGTGGGATGCAAACACACCTAAAGCTATTGATGATGTTAATGCTGTAGATGAGAACGGTGATCCATTACTTGAAAATGGTGTACAGGTTGTAATAAAAGGTCTTAAATCTCAATGGATACAGCAGACTAAAACAACTGCAGGTTCTTTACTTGTTAGTACTGATTGGTATATTACACGTCATGCAGAATTAGGTACAGCTATTCCAGATGAGGTAACTACTTATCGTGCAGCGGTCAGATCAGCAGCTGATACGATTGAAGCAGCTATTGAAGCTACTACTACTCATGAAGAGTTTGTATCACTTTTTGATGCACCAGTTGATAGTGATGGTAATCCTACTGGTAATCCTCCTATCTATAATTGGCCAGAGACTGACTGACCGTAAAGCATAAATACATATAAAGAGGTCTAAACATGGCACAGCCAACTACACGCAATGAATTCAAAGAATGGTGCTTACGTAAGCTAGGTAAACCAGTTATCGAAATTAATGTGGCTGATGAACAGGCTGATGACCGTATTGATGAGTCAGTTTCATACTGGAATGATTATCATTTTGATGGGACAGAAAAAATATACTATAAATGGACTTTAACATCATCTGATATTACTAATAGATATCTAACAGTACCTGAAAATATTATTGGTGTTGTTAACATCTTTGATATTAACGATGCACTATCTACTAATAACTTGTTTAATATTAGATATCAGATTTCGTTAAATGATCTGTATGACTTATCTAATTACAATTATAACTTAGTTCCTTTCTATCTGAATATGCAAAACATTCAGTTCATTGAAGAGATTCTAGTAGGAAAGCAACCTATTAGATATAACCGTCATGTGAACAAACTGCATATTGATATGGACTGGGATAGAGTTGCCGCTGGTGAATATGTTATTGCAGAATGTTATAGAGTATTAGATCCAGACACATATACTGATATGTGGAAAGATCGCTGGTTACAAAACTATGCAACTGCAAAGATTAAATACCAGTGGGGATCTAATCTAACTAAATTTGAAGGTATGCAATTACCTGGTGGTGTTCAGTTCAACGGACAGAAAATCTTAGATGACGCATTAGATGAAATCAGAAGATTGGAAGAAGAGATGAACACTAGTTATTCACTTCCGGTAATGGATATGATAGGGTAAGATGTGGCTACAAATTTTTTCTTTAATAACTTCGGGTCATCAGATGAACAAGGTCTAATTGAAGATCTTGTAATAGAATCTATTAAAATCTTTGGCCACGACGTTTATTATCTTCCTAGAGAGCAAGTTAATTTTGATCAGATTTTCGGTGAGGATACCGTAAATCAGTTTAAGCATGCCTATCTTCTTGAAATGTATATTCGAAACGTAGAAGGTTTTGAAGGTGAAGGTGATCTATTATCTAGATTCGGATTAGAGATTAGAGATCAAATTACTTTTACAGTTGCACAAAGAACCTTCTTTAATGAAATTGGTGAATATGAAACTCAAGTCAGACCTAATGAAGGTGACTTAATTTATTTTCCTTTGAACAATAAGATTTTTGAAATTAAGTTTGTAGAGCATGAAGCTATCTTTTATCAGATGGGCAAGCTCCAGACATATGATTTAAAGTGTGAGTTATTTGAGTATAGCTCAGAGCGCTTCGATACAAAAGTTCCTGCTATTGATAAGATTGAAGATCTACATTCATTAGATGCAAGAGTTAAGTCACTTCTTACAGAGCTTGGCGAGCAAATTTATCTTGAAGATGGAACAGGATTGCTTCCTGAGACGTTTGATCCTAGAGATTCAGATCGTTTTGCTGACAACAATTACTTCCAGGCTGAGTCAGACCAATTTGTAGATTTTAGTGATGTAGATCCATTTAGTGAGCGAGGCGTCTTCTAATGTTAGGTCATCGCTTTTATCATAGTCATTTACGCAAGTATGTTATTCTATTCGGAACCCTATTTAACGACTTAGTTATTGAGAGGGACGATGCATCTGGTAACCTTGTACAAACTCTAGCGGTACCTATTTCATATGGTCCTGCCATGAAGACTTTAGCGAGAGTAGAGCAGGATGCAAATTTAAATAGAAGAGCATCAGCTATTTTACCGCGCATGTCTTTTGAAATGACTTCTATGGCATACGCGCCAGAACGTAAAATGACTAGTACCCAAAGAATTTATCATCAAACAACTGGTGATGCTGCTGGTGTTAAATCAGTATATAACCCAGTACCGTATGATATTATTTTTGATCTAAGTATTATGGTTAAAAACGCAGAAGATGGTACTAGAATATTAGAACAAATACTACCGTTCTTCACTCCAGATTTTACTGCTACTATTGAGCTTATTCCAGAAATGGAATTGAAGCAAGATATACCAATTGTATTGCAATCAGTAACATCTGAAGATACCTACGAAGGTGATTTTGAGACTAGAAGAGCTATCATTCATACTTTATCGTTTGTAATGAAAGCTTATATCTATGGTCCTGTTACATCTCGTAGTAATCTTATTAAATTGGCTAATACAAATATTTTAGCACCAGAAGGTGTTAATACAGCTATTAGATCAGCTAATAGTTCAGCTGAAGGTGTAGATGTACAGCCAGGTCTATTAGCAAACGGATCACCCACTTCTAACGGAAGCCTAAGTATAGATAAGGCAAATATTGATAGT